TTATATTGATATGTTGACGTCTTTACTTGAGCAGTTAGATGAAAAACTTAGTCTGAAAGACAAGGCTCGAGAATTCTTTATTCCTCATATGTTTGACTATGCAATGAATTGGATGTTGCATGAAGGTCGAATGAAATTAAATCGAGGAAAATGTATTCAAATTGGTCACAGATGGTGGCGTGGAGGAGCTTTGCGGTTGGCTGAATTATTGAAGTATGATCAACCTGGGTTTGTATTTGAAGAATCTGATTTTAGAGGGTACGATACTACAATATTAATGCATTTGTTGGTATACTATGCATTATCTGTATTGATGTTTTATGATAGATCATCAATGGATCCTGAAACATTATTAGTGTTTGATACCTTTGTGAGGCTTTGCTCACAGAATTTGGCAGTAAAGATAGTGCATGTATTTGGAAAAATATGGCAATTAATATTTGGAACTATGCCTTCTGGTCACTATTTAACCTCTGATGGTGATTCGTGGATATTAGGGTTATTATTCTTTTGGTTTATGCGTGTTCAAATGTATAAATTTCCAGAAAGAGCTCGACAAATAAAACAATTTATGACCGATATGATGGGTAAATTAATTTATGGAGATGATAACTTAGGAAATATGCGTGAAGATTTGGTTAAGATTATAGGAATAGCAGAATTTAAAAAATTTGTTGAGGAGGTTTGTGGTATGGAAATGAAATATCATCAAACATATAAATCAATACTTACTGTTCCTAGTAAACATGGAAATTTTGAAGTGAAGGGTCCTGCCTTCTTGCAAACTTATTTTGTAGAACGTCATCATGTAACAGAGAGAACTGATGTTTCAAAAATTCTTCCATGGAAGCCATTCATGAAAAGTATCCATAAATTCGCATTTGGAGCAAAGGGAGGTACTAGGTTAATTGGGGATGTAGTGTTATCTGCTTTGGGTACTACATATTCTACTTATTTTACAAATTATGAAACTTATGATTTTTGTAGGTTTGTGTTTTTTGATTTACTAGAGCACAACAATGTTAGCTTTAGGGATTGCTTGCTTCAGGCTGATTTTATATCTGATTCTAATATAACTCGACTGATGAGAAAGTGTTCTATTTCAAGAGCAGAATTGGAGAACGGATTTCCTGAGTATAGTCTTGATAGACATATTTATGATGAACATTATCAGGATTTCACTCCAGTTCCCCC